GCTCCCTTCATGTCTTCAACCTTGACCTGTTTGGTCAAGAAAGCAGGGATTTTAGCTGTCTCGAAAAGCTCTTGAGCTTTCCCACGGCTAAGTGATGAAGCCGGAAACTGGGAGTATAAAACTCCCAAGACTCGCTTTCGGATGATGGAAAATTTAACCTGTGGAATCTCTTGAGATTCACAGAGGAGGTAAGCAAACTTACCTGCTAGGCCAAAGTACTGCTTGGGAGTAGCTTGAATTTCATTCAAAGTTTGTGAAGTTGTCATATGTATGCTCCTTTGGAGTTGTGTGTGTTGATTTGATTGCCCCGTTTTCGAGACATTTCCATTAAAGGCACATTGGATTTTCGGTGTCAACCCTTTCTGCTGCGCCCTTTTTCCTACGCATAATGCGCGCTAAAACACCAAGAAAGCCCGCATCACCTGTGCGCGGCTGCTCGTGTAGCGATCACATAACGCGATCACATAGCGCGATCAGGCATACAAACTCTGGAGATTTTATAAACTGAGGGGGATAGATTATTTAGTTACTAAATACTCTATAGGCTGTTGAATTGTAAAGACTCTAGAGTCTTTAGAGTTTATTTTACAGACTCAGAATATTTATTAATATTCTGTAAACTAGGAAGGCTCTGGAGATTTTGTGCTAGAATCTCTAAAGAGATTATAGAAGCTCTGGAGATTTCAGAGTCTCTAGAGACTCTGGAGTATTTCACCCTCTAAAGTCTCTAAAGACTTTAGAGGGTGGGCAGGAGGCCATGCCACCCCCCCTAGTATATATACTAATACTCGTACATTTTACAGGCTTCAGAGTGTTAACTAGTTTAGGGCGATAGGAACTCTAGAGTCTACGGAGCTTTTGCGGCCATAGGAACTTTAAAGTCTTTAAAGGGGATGTATTCAATCCGATAGGATTGGGTTGTATCTATAATATATATATATGAACCCGGGGGGTACAAAGTATATTATACAGTCCAGAGAGCATTTTGTCAAGTATTATTTAAATTAATTAAAAAAAGCTTGACAAAACCTGTATATAGCACTATAATAGTAGAAGATGAGTAAAGAATTAACAGTTAAGCAACAAGATTTCTTAGACTATCTAGTCGAAACTGGAGGTGATCCTAAGAAAGCTGGTGAGTTGGCGGGATACGCCGAGAATGGACATTGGCAGGTAGTCAAAGCTCTCAAACATGAAATCATAGATCTGGCCTCAAACATTCTAGCTCAATCAGCACCCCAAGCCGCACTAAAGCTTGTGGAGGTTATGCACTCTAACCAGCCTATACCACAGGCTAATATTAGGTTACAGGCTGCACAGACCATCTTAGATCGCACAGGACTAGGTAAACAGGAAAGGTTGGAAGTAAATAATAATATGACAGGGGGTTTATTTATACTACCCGCAAAATCTAATGAGGCGAACTAGCAGCACAATACCTTTTGGATATAGACTATCTGAAGATGAAAAGACTCTAGAACCTATAGAGAAAGAACTTGAGTCTTTAGATAAAATAAAAGAAATGGTATCTTCAAACATGATGTCTTTGCGTGAAGGTGCTGATTGGTTAACTCACATGACAGGTAGAAGTATTAGTCATGTTGGCCTGAAGAATATTATTTATGGAAGATTGGGAGAAAAACCCTGATAACTACCTTACAGACGAGGAAGGTGAGTTCGTCCTAAAGAAGGATGGAACTCCTAGACGCAAAGGTGGTAGACCTAAGGGTGCAAAAGGTAGGGGCTATAACTACCATTCAGAGACAAAAGCAAAGATACAGGCAAGGCGAACTGTACGCAAGAAAGAAAAAGAAACGGAACGTACAAGAGTTAAACTCTCAAATCAAAGAGATAAGCTCAAAGCCTCTAAAGAAACTTTAGAAAAGCTAGATAAAGATAATAAGAATAAGATAATAACAGAAGATGTCCTGTCCAAGGTTCCTAAGTCTTTGCGGGAAGAAGCTAACGACAATGTTATCTTCAAGCCTAACCAAGGGCCACAGACAGACTTCCTAGCAGCCCCTCAGAGGGACGTTCTGTACGGAGGAGCAGCAGGTGGGGGTAAGTCCTATGCTATGCTGATAGATCCTCTTAGATACGCTCACAGACCCGCTCATAGGGCCTTGATACTTAGACGGTCGATGCCAGAGCTTAGAGAGCTAATAGACAAGTCTAGAGAGCTGTATCCACAAGCATTCCCCGGATGTAAATACCGGGAAGTTGAAAAGCTTTGGAACTTCCCCAGCGGGGCTAAGGTGGAGTTTGGATTCTTGGAACGAGATGCAGATGTCTATCGTTATCAAGGTCAAGCATATAGTTGGATAGGATTTGATGAGATTACCCACTTACCTACGGAATTTGGGTGGAATTATCTGGCTTCACGATTACGTACTACTGATCCAGATATTATACCTTATATGCGCTGCACCGCTAATCCCGGTGGTGTGGGAGCGCATTGGGTAAAGAAACGATATATATTACCTTCACCGCCTAATGAATCTTTTACAGGCGAGGATGGTCTAACAAGAAAGTTTATACCTGCTAGATTAGATGATAATCCCTATCTGGCTAAAGATGGACGCTACGAGGAGATGCTTAAAGCTCTCCCTCATATTCAACGCCGACAGTTACTAGAAGGTAACTGGGAAATTGCAGAAGGTGCCGCATTCACAGAGTTTGATACAGAATCTCATATAGTTACACCTTTTGAAATCCCAATAGGATGGGAACGAATAAAAGGTATTGATTATGGTTATGCGTCTGAAAGTGCTTGTATCTGGGGATGTGTTGATCCATCAGACGGTACTTTAATTATATATAGAGAGCTATACCGTAAAGGACTTACGGGTGTAGATCTTGGGCATCTTATCGCAGAGATGGAGATCCAAGATCCTTTTGCTGTACCCGGTGTTTTAGATACAGCAGCGTGGGCCAAGACAGGTTCTACAGGCCCTACAGTAGGGGAAGCTCTAATAAGAATAGGACATAAGCTAAGGAGAGCTGATAAAAATCGTATACAAGGAAAAATACAAATTCACGAATACTTAAAGTTACAGCAAAGCGGAAGGCCACGATTGCAAATTTTTAATACTTGCCCTAATCTGATACGCGAACTTCAAAGTATTCCTTTAGATAGAAGTAATCCAGAAGATGTGGATACTCATGCATCGGATCACGCATATGATGCGCTTAGATATTTAATTATGTCTAGACCTAAAATTGCTGATCCTTTATCTAGAATAAGAGACATGCATAGGGCGCAAGCGTTTACTCCACTGGATTCGGAGTTTGGGTACTAATTATGAAAAGACAAAAGTACAGTAATGGTTCATCTGTTGTAGTTTCTAAAAACTTTAAAAGTATAGGCGATACAAATACAAATATTTCGTCTTCTTTTTCTGGTAATAGAAAAAATTTAAATAGATCAGTAAATGTTAATCTATCATCTCCTAGTAATAAAATTAATATAGGAGCTTCTAAAAATTTAAATAATAATAATACTTCTGTATTTGGAAGTTATCGCCCTAATAAAAATACAGAAATAAAATATCGACAGAATGGAAAAAATCGTTCTTTAACATTTATAAGAAGATTTTAGGTAATAGTATGGCTGATGAAAACCCAAAAACAGAAAGCGCAAATAGTGTTTACTTTCAAGATGTGGAAGGCGAACAAGGTAAAAATATTGACCTTGAAAATGTTGTTCATAATCAGTTTGTAGGTATTATTACAGATCGTTATCTGTCAGCTAAGATGGCTAGAGATCATGATGAGAAGAGATGGATTACTGCTTATCATAATTATCGTGGTCTTTATGCAAAACATTATAGATTCAGAGAATCAGAAAAATCTAGAGTATTTGTAAAAGTAACTAAGACTAAAGTACTTGCCGCTTTTGGTCAGCTAGTTGATGTGGTCTTTGGTTCCAATAAACTCCCAATTGGAATATCTGAAACAAAGATGCCGGAAGGTGTAGCCGAGTATGCTCACCTAGATACGCAGAACCCTGTTCCAAGCATCGAAACTAGCTTACCTACCCCGGAGCCTGAAACATCAAATCCTTACAATGTAGGGTATACAGGTGACGATAAAGAAGTCTTAAATGCCGGGGAAACCTATACTAAAGGACAGACTGAAGATATTGATGCTGTCCTAAAAGATTCGTTGATAGACGGTGCTTCTGCAATACCTCAGTTCTATCAAACTAAACCAGCAACAGAATCTGCTAGACGCATGGAAAAAATTATCCATGATCAGATAGAAGAGTCAAAAGGATCTAGCGAAATACGGAATGCCTTGTTTGAATGTTCTATGTTTGGAACAGGAATCATTAAAGGCCCATTTAACTTTAATAAAACTCTGAATCGCTGGAAAGAGAATGCAGAAGGCGATAGAGAATACGATCCTGTAGATGTTCGTGTTCCTCGTATTGAGTTTGTAAGTATATGGGATTTCTTTCCTGATCCGAATGCTACTAATATGGATGAATGTGAGTACGCCTTTCATCGCCATAAAATGAACAGATCACAGATACGCGCCTTAGCTCGTATGCCTTACTTTGACAAGGAAGCTATTCGTACTGCTCTACGTATGGGGCCTAACTATGAGGCTGATCACTATGAGCATGAACTTAAAGACGATGCACGAACAGAAGAATATGGAGCTGGTCAGTACGAAGTAATTGAATATTGGGGCATCATGGATTCTGAGTATGCCAAGGAAGCAGGAGTAGAGCTTCCAGAAAGTACTGATGAGTTAGACGAAGTACAGATAAACGCTTGGATTTGTAATGGTAATATTTTAAGGGCAGTAGTAAATCCCTTTTCACCATACCGTATTCCGTACAACGCCTTTCCATATGAAAGAAACCCCTATAGCTTTTTTGGCATAGGCGTAGCTGAAAACATGGATGACTCACAAAAGATTATGAATGGTCATGCACGTATGGCTATAGACAACTTAGCGTTGTCAGGTTCATTAGTCTTTGATGTGGATGAGTCTGCTCTTGTAGGCGGTCAAAGCATGGAGATCTTTCCCGGTAAAATATTCAAACGCCAAGCAGGTGTTCCGGGGCAAGCCATTAATGGAGTGAAGTTTCCTAATACATCAAATGAAAACATGATGATGTTTGATCGTTTCCGTCAACTTGCAGATGAGCAGACAGGAATACCAAGCTACTCACATGGGCAGACAGGCGTTCAAAGCATGACCCGTACCGCTTCTGGTATGTCAATGCTTTTAGGTGCTGCCTCACTTAATATTAAAACAGTAATAAAAAATCTAGATGATTTCCTTTTACGTCCTCTTGGTGAAGCTTACTATCAGTGGAATATGCAGTTCTTGGAAAAGAAACTGAATATAGAAGGAGATCTAGAAGTAAAAGCTACAGGCACTAATAGCCTGATGCAAAAAGAAGTACGTAGTCAACGCTTGACAATGTTCCTACAAACAGCACAGAATCCTTCCATTGCACCTTTTATTAAAATCAACAAGCTAATCAGCGAACTGGCTTATTCTCTGGAACTTGATCCAGATGAATTGTTAAATGATCCAGAAGAAGCGGCTGTTATAGCTAAAATTATAGGATTACAAAATGCTGGACAAAGCAATAGTCAGGAAGCTCAAGCCAATAATCAACAACCCGGAGACATGGGAGGCCCTGAAGGAGTACCTCCAGAAGGCCAAGATGTCGGAGCTACGGGTACTGGCGGTGGCAACATCGGAACTGGAAGTGTACCGCAGTCAGGGGAGAGTGAGTTCTCTGGAACGTCTAGAGAGATTGAAGGATAACGTAAATGCCTACGAAGAAGTCGAGAGTTAATGAGGCTGGTAACTATACTAAGCCTACAATGCGTAAGAACCTTTTTAATAAAATTAAAGGCGCAGGAAAAGGCGGTAAGCCCGGTCAGTGGTCAGCGCGTAAAGCTCAGATGCTTGCAAAAGAATATAAAGCTAAAGGCGGTGGTTACAAGTAAATGAAAAAGTCTCAGAAGTCTTTAAAAGATTGGACAGACCAAGAGTGGACTACCAAAAGTGGTAAACCTTCTACTCAAGGGTCTAAGGCTACGGGAGAAAGGTATCTACCGAAAAAAGCTATAGCTGCTATGTCTGATTCTGAGTATGCCGCAAGCTCTAGAAAAAAGAGAGAAGATACAAAGAAAGGTAAACAATTCTCTAAACAACCCAAGAAAGCTGCTAAAACAGCACGTAGATTTAGGAACACTGGTGGAATTATGAATGGACAATCTTCAATGTTAGCTCCTGTAGAGCGTCAAGCTTATGCGGGTGGTGCGTTAGTAAAAACATTATTAAAACTAATAAGACCTCTAACAAAAGAGCAACAAGCCACCAGAAAAGCTAGTGCGGCTCAAGCTAGTGTAATAAAAGATAAAACTGCTATCGGAGCAGGGGCAGCAGTGGTAGCAGGGGGTATTGGCTACAATATTAATTCTCCAGAAGGGTCAAGGCTAATTGAAGCTGCAAATGCTGGCGAAATAGAAATAGAAATAAAAAATATAGATCAAAGAACTAATCCAAAAGATTTTCCTACTTATGCTAAGAATACTGATTCTGCAGCAGCATTTAGAGAAGCATTTAAAAACGCAAGAGAAGCAAGAGCAGATACTTTTGAATTTGAAGGTCGTACTTATCTAGCTGATTTACCAGTAAAAAGAGAAAATAAAGCAGCAGGTGGATTGATGGCAGCGGCGCGTAAGATGATTAAAATGAATGAAGGTGGATCTATGATGGTTCCTACAGAAGGAATGCCTGTAGACACTTATCCTAATATACCACCTGAAGAAATGGCAGAAGCTCAAGCTTCTCAACTCCCTGATGGGGAAATGGAGCAAGACTATTTTTCATATGTAATTAATGAAACCCTTGATCCAACTGAACAAGAATATTTAAAGAATGCTTTAGAAGCAGATCCACAGCTTGTATCTATTATAAGTAAAGTTGTGATGACTGCTTCTGAGTTTTCTGGGGCTGGAGAAGTTGAAGGCCCCGGAACTGGTGTATCAGATTCAATACCCGCTAGATTATCTGACGGTGAGTTTGTGATGACCAGAAAAGCCACTGATCAAATAGGTGCTGACAACCTCCAAGTTATGATGGATGAGGCTGAACGTGCTTATGATGGTGGCTTAATGAGTCGGCCTGACAGCTTGCAAACAACATCTAAGAGTAATGAAGATATTATTCAACAACAGATGGCTGCTGCAAGTAAGATGCCGAGTGTACGTTAATACGGCTACCTTGAAGTAACAAGCCCCTATCAGTTTGACGAAACATTTAAGATAGGCTACCTTGCAGACAACAAGCCCCGTTTGGAGAAGTAACATGACTGTAGCAGAAAAAATTGAAGAAGAAGCAAATCCTTATAATGCAAAGAAAGATTGGCATGAAGGGGCGCAAGCTCCTCAAACTAAAAGTGCTGATGGACTATTCTTTGAACCACCTAAAGCTAAGGCCACCTCCAGCAAAGAAGCTGAAGCCCCTACTAAAGAAGCTAAAGATGTTAATTATAAGAAACGCTATGATGATTTAAAGAAGCATTACGATACAAAAGTTTCTGAATTTAAGCAGCGCGAGAATGAATTGGTAGCTGAAGCACAGATAAATGCTCCCCCATATCAAACTCCAAAGTCTGCCGAAGAGTTAGAAACTTTTAGGAAAAAGAATCCTGACTTGTATGACACAGTTGAATCTGTAGCACATCTTCAGAATGAACAGCAGTTGGCAGATATACGCCAAGAGTTGGTTTCACTGAAGCAACGTGAAGCTGATATTGCTAGGAAAGAGGCCGAAGCCGAGATGCGTAATAAACATCCTGACTTTGAAGACTTACGTGGTGATACTCAATTTCATGAGTGGGCTAAAGAGCAGCCTGATCAAATACAAGATTGGATTTATAATAATCCTAATAATGCCTCATTAGCTGTCAAAGCTATTGATTTGTATAAGCTTGAAAAAGGAATTAATTCTACTCAGTCAACCAAAAGGAAGTCCATAACTCAAGGAAGTGCTGCTGATATGGTTTCAACTAAAACGAAATCTGTGGATGCTAAACAACCTAGAATATGGACTGAACGGGAAATCGCTCGTATGTCCGTAGCTGATTATGATAAATATGAAGAAGATATTAATCAAGCAATTAGTGAAGGACGAGTGACTAAATAATTTGTCTTTTATTGAGGTAATTAAAAATGGCTTATAACCAATCCGATCAATTTTTTGAACAAAGCACAGACACCAATGGTAACTTTGGAAACTCTGTATCAGGTCAGACCAATTCATACTTTCTACCTGCTATTTATAGCAAGTCAGTACTGAATTTCTTTCGCAAGTCATCTGTAGCAGAAGCTATTACTAATACAGATTACGCAGGAGAGATTGCTGCTTACGGAGATTCTGTAAAAATCATCAAAGAACCAACCATTACTGTTTATCAGTATGAGCGTGGTGCAGATGTAACGTCAACTAAATTGACTGACCAAGAAGTAAACTTGGTTGTCGATACAGCAAATGCTTTCAAGTTCATCGTAGATGATATTGAGAGTAATATGTCTCACGTGAACTTCCGTGAAGTAGCTGCTTCTTCTGCAGCATACTCTTTGCGCGATGCGTTTGACGAAGGCGTTATTGCTGCTATGTTCGCAGGAACTTCTGCTGCTAGTCCAAACCACATCTTAGGTTCAGACAACGCAACTGATCTTGCTGAAGGTACTTTTGATGGTACGGGTAATCTTGATATTGGCTATGCTGCTAGTGAGCATGATCCAATTGACGTTCTTTCACACATGGCCCGTCTTCTTGACGAGCAAAATGTTCCTGAAGAAGGTCGTTGGTTCCTTGCCAATCCAGAGTTCTATGAGCAGCTAGTGAAGAGTTCTTCTAAGCTAATCAGCGTTGACTTTAACGCAGGTCAAGGCTCAATCCGTAACGGTCTGGTATCATCTGGTAAGCTACGTGGATTTGATATGTACAAGAGCAACAACATTGCTGCGACTTCTAATGCCGCAGGTAAGTGTATTGCCGGTCACATGTCTTCTACATGTACTGCTCAAACCATCGTTAATACTGAAGTAATTCGTGATCCAAGCAGCTTTGGTGACATCGTGCGTGGCCTCCATGTTTATGGAGCCAAGGTACTGCGTCCAGAAGCTCTGGTATCCGCATTCTACGGTATCGACTAATATTATCGGGGGTCTGAAATATGGCCCCCTTTAATTTATGGAGATTATAAGTGCCTCAAATTGGAAGCGAACAAAACCCACTAAGATTTAATGTCGATAAGAAAATAAAAATTCGTTCTAAATATTATAGGAACGAAGATAAAAAAAAGGCTGATGCTAACTACGACAAAATTTTTAGGAATCCTAATAATCCTGTAAATCATAAGTAGGAGAAGTAATATGATGTATGGTGATAAAAAGAAAATGATGAGTGGCGGTAGAATGAAATACGGTCATGGCAGTAAAGTTAAGAAAGATGGTAATAAAGCAGCGCGTGGAGAGTATAGCAAAGGCGGTTCTGTAGCCAATTCTATGCAAACTGCGAAGCCTTGTTAACATGAAAGTTCAAGCTCCCGAAGGTTATCATTGGATGAAGAATGGTAAATCTTTCAAACTAATGAAAGATCCTAAAGATGGTTACAAAAAACATACAGGATCTTCAAAGTCTGCAAACTTTGATATTCAAAAGGTGCATAAAAAATAATGGCTAAAACTTTTTTGCAGCTCACAAATGAATTATTGCGAGAGTTAAATGAAGTAGTATTAACTTCCTCTAACTTTAATTCTTCTATTGGAATACAAGCTCACGCTAAAGACTGTATCAATCGGGCTTACTTAGATATCGTAACAGAAGAACCTAAGTGGCCTTTTCTTGCTACAGCAGAAAGTGGAGCTACTGATCCAATGTACGGTAATGTATCTGTCGATACTGTGGCTGGTACACGATGGTATGAGTTAAAAGAAGCAAGCAGTAGTTTAACAACAGACTACGGAGCCATTGAGTGGGATAATTTTTATATCACTACAGTTGGGGTTTCAGGAGAAGCTGCTCCTTATGTATCTAAAAATCTTAGCTATATAACTATGGATACTTGGAAAGATTTCAGACGTACTAAAGAAAATGCTGATGATGCTGATCAGGCCCAAGGCGGTCAACCAAATGCAGTGATAAGAAGTCAAGATGGTAGAAAGTTTGCATTAAGCCCTATACCCGACAAGGTATATAAAGTATGGTTTTTTGCTTATGACTTACCTACTGAGCTTTCTGCTCATTCAGATGAAATTGTATTTCCTGATGTTTATAGCTCCACCTTACTAGCAAAAGCTAGATACTTTATGCACCAGTTTAAAGAAAACCCTCAGTCTGCTGCGTTTGCTATGGAAGATTATAAAAAAGGACTTAGAAGCATGAGAGAAAATTTACTAGGCCCAAGCACTTCTTACTTTAAAGACGATAGAGTGGTATTTATCTAATGTCTTTGGCATTTGGTTTATCATGTAGAGGCGGTTTAAATACTAATCTAAATTCTTTAGAGCTTTTAGGTCAGCCGGGATTTGCTACTTCACTTATAAATTTTGAAGTAGATCCTGATGGTGGGTATAAACGTGTAAACGGATTCACTGTTTTTGGTGGTGATAGTGCTACTAGGCCAAATAGTTCTAATCAAATCTTAGGAACATTTCCTTATGCTGATGGAGTTATAGTTTGTTCTGGTACTGATATATTTTTTAGTAATACGGGTACAAGTTGGATAAGTATAAATCGTAGTAGTGTAGCTAATAGTGGGGATAACTATTCTACCTTCACAGGCCGCTCAACTCTTACTAGGACATTACAACAACAGTGTCAGTTTGTAGTATTTGAAGGTGCTACTTTTGATTATGGTCAAGTTGTTATTGCTGATGGTGCTAATAAACTATATTCATTTAGAATGGAAGGCACTGGTGATATTACTACACGCACATTCTTTGCTGAAGAAATAACAGTAGACGGTTCAAATGCAGTTAAATATATAACA